ACTGCTGCGGCTACTGCGGCGGCAGGAACTGGACAGACTTGCCAATGGACGATAACAGCAAGCGGCACTGGCCAAGCGGCAAACCCAACAATTACATGGACATTGCCTACTGCTCTACCGACAGCTCTTACTGTTTGCACTGGACAAGTAAGCGGTGGAACGCAAGCCACACCATCGACAATCAATAATTCGACGCTTTCAGCGACAGCGCCGATTTTTACATATAACGGTACGCCAACTGCTGCAGCGACTTTGTTTGTTACTTTAAGGTGCGGGCCATAATGGGATTTACGGCAGGACCGTATTCTGTGACATTAGGTGGTGGTGCGCTTTTGCTCGGTGCGCGCGCGACAGTTACTGTTGTTGTTCCTGGCGCAAGGGTTGGCATGGTTGTGAAAGTTTCGCCGCAGGGTGATCCTGGAGCCGGGATAAGTTACGGTGGATTTGTTAGCGCTAACGACCAAGTAACGGCATGGATTATGGCGGTAGTTGCTATCACGCCGCCCGCTACGGTTTATAACGTGTCAGTAGAAGGTTAGATGGCCGATAAAAACGAAAAACTGTTGAAAGAAATCCGTGAGAATTACACGGTCTACGAAGAAGCGTGGCGAGCTATCCGCGAAGAAGGCGATAAGGACATGCTTGCGGTTGGCGGCGACCCTTGGGAAGCTAAGGAGCGTGAGTTCAGAGATAAGTATGATCGACCTGTAATGACGTGGGATGAGCTATCACCTTACATCAATCAGCTTGTCAACGACCCGCGCCAGAACAAGCGGGCAATCAAGATCAACCCGCGCGGTAGCGGCGCGACAGACGTAACAGCGCAGCTTCGTGAAGATAAGATGCGTGAGATTCAGTACAACTCTCGCGCGCAGAGTGCTTTCACGACAGCATTTCAAGGCGCGGCAGAGAGAAGTTTTGGCTGGTTTGGCATCAACACTCGTCTCGTTGCTGATGGCCTTACAGAAGATCAGTATAACGAGCTTGTAAAAAACGACAAAGAGAAGCTGTTTGAGCAAGAACTGTACATATACAGAATACCGAACCCGAACAGTGTACTGCCTAACCCTTGTTTCAAAGAACAAGATGCTTCTGACATGACTGAATGTTTTGTTGAAGAGCGCGTACAGCGCAACGATTATAAACGCCGCTGGCCAAATGCGCAGTACCGCGAGTGGCAGGGGAGTTACGCAGAAGAAGCTCCCGGCTGGCAGTCTGAAAAAGTCGTTCGTGTAGCAGCGTACTACAAAGCAATCATCAAGAAGAGGAAACTGTATCTAATTGATGGCGAAAAAAACACTGAAGATCGTGTCGCTTTGTATGGCGATGAGCTTCCCGACGGTGAAGATAAATGGCTCGCTAACGAGAAGAATAAAAAGCGAGTCAAGCGTGATCGTACAATCGAAACGCGGCGCATTAAGCAGTATTGGACGAACGGACTTGAAATTTTGAGTGAGTCTGATGAAATACCGATTCGCTGGATACCGCTCGTTCTCGTCGCTGGTAAAGAGATGTGGATTGATGAAGGTAGCGGCGCTAAGCGCCGCTTACTGTCACTTGTAAGGCTGGCGCGCGACCCTTACATGGCGTATTGCTATATTCGCTCTTCAGAGGCAGAAGAAGCAGGCATGGCACCGAAGTCGCCGCTTATTGGTTATACCGGTCAATTCGAGACAGATCGTGAAGCATGGGAGAATCTTAACAAGATTCCGCGTCCATTTGTTCAAGTCGATCCTATCACTGACCCGACAGACCCGAATAAATTGTTGCCGATGCCAAGCAGGCCGCAATTTGTGCCAAACTTTCAGTCGTTTGAAGTCTTTGCTGAAGCTGCGCGCCGCGCAATCAGGACGGCGTGTGGTGGTAGCGACCTTCCTACGGCTGCGCAACGCATTAATGAGAAAAGCGGTGTTGCGCTGAAAGAAATTGAAGCGAATGAAGATCGCGGCACATTTCATTTCATTGACAATTACAATTATTCGCTCGAACATGCAGGGCGCATCATTGATGCATGGTTCCCTTACGTTTACGACACAAAGCGCGACATTGCGATAATGAAAGCTGACGGTGAGTTCAAGACGCTGACGATCAACGATGAAGAGTTTGAGGAGAAAGGTCCTGATGGGCAGGCTGTTAATATGCATTATGACGCCGTTACAGGAGATCATGGCGTTACTGTTTCTACAGGAAAGGATGCCGCCAGCCAGCGTGATGAAGTCAAAGACTTGCTTACAGGCGTAATGGGTGAGCTTCAGCAGATTGCTGCGATAGCGCCTCCCGGTGCAGCGGCTAAACTACTCGCGCTGAATATTCGACTTGCCGCGCTCGGCCCTCTTGGTGATGAGATGGCGGATACGCTCGACCCGCCTGACGCAGACAAACAGAAAGGTTTACAGCTTCAGCAAGCGCAGCAACAAGCGCAGCAAGCGCAGCTTGTTATTCAAGAGCTTCAGAAAGAGCTTGGCAAACTTCAGCTTGAGAAGGCCGGTAAAGTTATTGATAATCAGTTCAAAGGTGCGCGCGAAGCAGCTAAAGTCGCAAGTGATGAGAAGCTTGCTCAACTGGCGAATGATATTGCTGTGCTGAAAGCATTACTTGCTTCGAAGCAAAACATTTCAGATCAAGAATACGAAACTTTCCGCACAGTATGGCAAGAGAATCACGGCGCTGCGCACGAAGTAGCAATGCAGCAAGAGCAGCACGGTCATGAGCATGAACTTGCAGATAAGCAAGCAGCTTTAGCAACTCAGCAGCAACAAGCAGAAGGAGCAACAGATGGCAACGCAAACGCCGGTGGTTAATAAAGCAGCAGTCAATGCGCCACCGCAGCATAAAGAAGTTGAAGATTTTACAGAAGCAGAGCGCGCGACATGGCTTAAGACAGGCGAAATGCCTCCGCTTGAAGAAAAAGAGCCTGCTTCAAAAGTTCCGCCGTCAGACGGGAAACCGCCAAAAGACGCCTCGGCAGCGTCAATACCCGCTAAGGACGCAGGGTCGGGGCCTGCGAAAAAAGACAAACCAGACCAAGAGCGCAATTGGAGAACGCTAGAAGGTGAACGCGACACCCTGAAAGAGAAAGCAGAAGCTGCCGAGAGAGAAATCGAAGAGTGGCGAACAGGGAAGCGCAAGCCAGAAGAGAAAAAGCCGGACACTAATGCTCCTAAACTTCTCGAAATGCCGAAGCGGCCGAGAATGGCGGATTTCAAAAATGCCGATCAGACGCTTGACAGCGAGAAGTACGAGACAGCGCTCGACAAATACGAGACTGACAAAGACGCTTATGTCAATCAGCAAGTTCAACTTCGTACTGCTGCGCAGCAGCAAGAGCAGAGCATCAAGACGTGGCAAGCTGATCTGAAACAGAAGTACGGTGAAAAATCTGATGGCGTTGACGTGAAGAAAACAGTAGATGCGCTGGCAGGAACGTTGCAAGAAGCACCTGCCTTCTTCATGTTCTTGAACGATTCAGAAGTTTTTACTGACCTTCTCTACGTGCTTGGCACTGACCCAAAGCTCTCAGAATTGCTTGCTGAAGCAAAAGACCCAAAGACGATGACGCGAGCTATCAGAAAGCTCGTCTTACTTGAGAATGGTGTAAAAGCTGAGCTTGCAAAACAAGTGAAGAAGCCTGCTGAAGGTGAAAAGCAGGACGCTAAACCTGATAAGAAGCTTACGGGAGCTGGTAAGCCTCCTATCGAAGCGGCAGGCGGAACGTCGTCCCCTGAAGATGATGGCAGCTCAGACGCTGCAATGAAGCGAAAAGATTTATCGCCTGAAGAGCGCGGCGAATTGTATCGCGAGCGCAAGAACAAAGAAGAGCGCGAGAAGCGCAAGAAGAAAGTCAACTAAGCGATGTTTCGCGGTGTGCTGCCGCAAGGAATGAGAAATGGCTGAAGGCCAATATGTATTTCCCGATTGGGTGGCGGAAGAAGCTCTCCGTCTCTTGATCAACATGCTTGAAGTATCGCAGTATTTCAATACGATGGATAACAAGGAGTTCACGCGCGAATTTCCAGTCGGTGAAGTGATTCGCAAGAAACTCCCGCAACGCTTCTTGATTCGTGACGGTCTCGGGTATTCTCCTCAACCGATCAATCGCATCAATACAACTGTAGCTTGCAATCAAATCTTCGGTGTTGACTTCGAGTTTGACGACTTCGAAGAAGCTCTGTTGATGGAGCGTTCGAAAGAAGAAATCTCTGAGCAGTATCTGCGGCCGGCAATGGAGCAGATTGCACAAGAGATGGACACCCGCGCTGCGCTGTTCGCATATCAGAACGCAAACAACATCGTCGGTGTGCTCGGCACAGACCCAAACTCGGCGACAACGTTCATGCAAGCCCGGCAGCGGCTCAAGAACTTGGCCGGTTCGACTCGCGGCTCTGAAAACGCGATGATCGTGCCGTCAAGCGTCTACACGGCATTAGTGCCAGTACTTCAAGCGCTGTTGAATCCGTCTGATGAAATCAGCGAACAGTACAAAGAAGGCTCGCTTGGCCGGCTTTGGAACTTTGACTGGTACGAGTCGGAATCTCTCTTCCGTCACACGGCAGGCGTCATCGCTG